CCTCGTGCTGACCGGCAGCGGCGACGGTTACGCGACCGGCAAATACGCGGCTTCCGGCAGTTACACCGGCTCGCTGATCCACAAGCATCTCGGCACGACAACGCAGACCGTGGACACGACGCTGCAATCCGATTTTCCGGTGGACTGGGACGCGAATCATCGGCTGCAAGGCATCGCCTACATCTACTGCAAGCTCACGTTCTCAAACGAAATCTTCGTCGGCGGGATTCCAAACATTTCCTGCGTGGTAAAGGGCAAGAAGGTTTACAACCCGAGCACGCTCGCGACCGCTTACAGCGCGAACCCTGCGCTCTGTCTTCGCGACTACCTCACCGATGCCGATCTCGGGATGGGCATGGACGCGAGCGAGATTGACGACACCTCGGTGATTGCCGCTGCGAACATTTGCGACGGACAAGTTGAAATTAAGCCGGTGACCAGTCCGGCGACGTATGAGAATCGCTACGAGTGCAACGGCCAGGCCGTCACGTCCTCGACGCCAGACTCAATCATCGGGCAAATCCTTTCCTCGATGGGCGGGACGATCGCCTACAGCGGGGGCCAGGTTGTGGTCTATGCGGCAGCGTATCGCTCGCCAACGGTCACACTGGACGAGTCGCACATGGCCGGCGGCTTCACGGTCTCAACTCGACTGAGCGCGCGCGACCGCGTCAACGCAGTCAAGGGCACCTTCATTTCTGCCGAGAACCAGTGGGCGGCGGCTGACTTCCCTCAGATCACGAGCGCAACCTATTTGGCCGCGGACGACGGCGTTTACCACTGGCGAGACGTCATCCTTCCGTTCACGACGAGCAGCAGCGCAGCTCAGCGCATCGCACGCATCAACCTGCGGCAAGCGCGCGAGGAAATCATCTTCACCGCGAAGTTCAATCTCACCGCGATGCAACTCCGCGCGGGCGACACGGTGATGCTGACCAACGCGAACCTCGGCTTCTCGTCGAAGGTGTTCGAGGTGATCGCTTGGTCGCTGTCGAGCGACGGCACGCCTCCGACTCCGGTCATCGAGCTGCAACTCCGCGAGACGGCTTCGACTGTTTATGACTGGGACGTGACGGACGAGGTTGCGGTGGAGAGCGCACCAAACACGACGCTGCCGAATCCGTTCTCCATCGACCCGCCGACCAATCTCACGCTGACGGCAGACGGCACGACGCAGTTCATCCAAGCCGACGGCTCGGTCATGCCGCGAATCAAAGTGGCGTGGAGCGCACCGACCGAGCAGTTCGTCACGAGCGGGGGCAAGACGGTCATCGAATACAAGGAGGGCACGGCGACGACATATTTGGTCTGGTCAACGGTGGACGGCGACCAGACGCTGGACTTCATTTCCAGCGACGTGCGAATCGGCACGAGCTACAACGTGCGGCTCTACGCGCAGAGCTTCTTTAACACGTCCTCGACCTACACGGCGGTTGCCTCGATCACGCCGGCCAAAGACACGACCGCTCCAGCAATCCCCACCGGTCTCACCGCCGTAGTCGGCACCGGCCGCGCCGTCTCGCTCGACTGGAACGACAACACCGAGCCGGACTTTTCGGAGTATGGCATTTACCGAAAGACGACCGCAGTTACGCCAGCGAACGCCAACACGGACAAGATCGCCGAGGTGCGCGCGTCGCGGTTCGTGGATACGGAGGTGACAATCGGGACGACGTATTACTATTGGCTCAACGCCTACGACAACGTGGAGAACGTGTCTGGCTTCACGAACTACGTCCAGGCGACGCCATCGGTCATCACCGCGGGGCCTATCGATCCCACCGCGCCGAGCACGCCAAACGCTCCGACGCTGATCAGCACGACGGTTTATTTGTCGAGCGACGGCGGATCTTTCTCGCGTGTATCGCTGACCGCTCCACCGCTGCCATCTGGCGCGGTTGCGCTTGATGTGCTTTACCGGCGCACGGGCGCGAGCGATTACATCGTCGCGAATCAAATCGCTTCTTCGGTTTCCTACGCGGTCTCCATCGACGATCTTTCGGTGGGCGTGGCCTACGAGTTCGCAGCTCGCGGCATCTCTTTCTCGGGCGCGCAGTCGGCTGTTTCGTCGGTGCTGAGTCAATCCGCGCCGTCGAACACGACTGCGCCGACAACTCCAAGCGGCGGGGCCATAACTTCGAAAGCTCCTGCCGTGCTGACATGGGCCGTTAGCGATCTCTACTTCGGCGCGCACGTTTCGTGGTCGGTAAACAGCGACAAGGATTTCGCTTACTTTGAGGTGAAATCAACGACGACCAATACCGACGCGGCCGTTGATTACATCTGGTTTCCAGCCAACGGAACCGCCGGCCTTTACCAAACACGCGAACCGTTTTTTGACTACTACCGGCAGGACGTGCAAAACGGGCACGTTCGGATTCGCGCAGTCAATCGCACGGGGACAACTTCGGCGTGGTATTACGCGGGGAACATCGCGTCCTACACGACGGTGATCGGCGGCAATATGTCGCTGCAAAACAAGTCCGGCGTCGCGATCACTGGGGGCACCGCCGAATTGAGCACTGCCCGCACGGCATCACTCGCAGTGGCAGCAGCGGGCGCGACGAACGCTCGCGCAAATCTCGCGCTGTTCGCGGGCTCGGACGTCAAAGACCTTTCGCCGACCGGATTGGTGACGAGCGTAAACCTTGACGTGGACATCACAAACCGAGGATTCACTGGCAAGCCGGACTGGGGGCTCATCCAAGTTTACGATACGAACTTTCTTGGGGTGTATGACTTTGACACCGGTTCGACTGCGACAAACGCGCGGTTCGTCATCTTCTCGGTCGATGGAGGGAACCTAGCTTCTGGAAATCGGAGATTCCATTTCATCGTGGGGAAATACTAGGCCAAAAGATCATGACCAAACCGCTCCGCTTCGTCGTCGCAAGCGACTCTCATGGCGACCAGGTGGACGCGGAGACCGAGCGCGCGCTGTTCGCGTTCATCGCGGACTTTAAGCCGCAACTGCGCATCCACGCCGGCGACGCGTGGGACTTCCGCAACCTACGCCGGGGCGCCAGCGACGACGAGAAGGCGCACAGCCTCGAAGACGACTGGCAGGCCGGCGCGGACTTCATGCGTCGTTTCTTCGACGGCGGCGCGCAGAATCATTTCCTTCGCGGCAATCACGACGAGCGCCTCTGGCGATTCGCGGAGTCGGCGACGGGCTTGCTGCGCGACTACGCGCACGACGGGATCAAGCGAGTCGAGAAGCTGGTGGCAAAGTCGCGCGCCGGGATGCTGCCTTACGATTCGCGGCGCGGCGTGCTGAAACTCGGCGACGCGAACGTGATCCACGGCTACGCGGCCGGCATCGGCGCTGCACGCAAGCACGCGCTCGTTTACGGTCGGTCGCTCTTCGGACATACGCACAACTGCGACATCGCGGTGGCCGAATCGTGCGACGGCGCGAGCGAGGCGCGCGGAATCGGCGCGTGCTGCCGACTGGACATGGCCTACAACCAGCACCAAATCGGCAAACTGCGGCATCAAAATGCTTTTTGCTACGGACTGATTTTTGAAAATGGAACGACACAAATCAACCAGGCCAAAAAAATCGACGGCCGCTTCTGGGTCGCATCCGACTTCCGCGCCGTCTGACAACGGCTGGGCCGCGCTCATTTCCTCCGAGCTGAGTTCGCGCGGGAGACCGGCCGGGGACGGATGGAAAACAGTCAACGAGCTGTCTCCCGTATTGGGAATTAAATTACGCACAGCGCGCGAGAGGCTGACCATGCTGGTCAGCGAGGGGAAACTCGAGAGAACCGAGGGAACAACCGAGCGCGGCAGCGCGTGCTTTTATTATCGGCCGAAGTCTGGGGCCTAGTTTGCCCAAACATTTGACGCGTGCTAAGTCGCGCAACTGCAAGGGCTTAGGAAAGTGACAGGACAAAATACGCATTTGAGCTTTACGCGGGAGAGGCAATAGGTTTGAGTGTGCGAGTCGAAGGGAATTAACCCCGAGACCAAACACCAAAAAATGAAACTCACGCTCACCACGAATCACGCTGCCAGCTCCTACGGTATTCCTGTCTTGATCGACGAAAACAAAAACGCCTTCGGCCCGGCCGATGCGCTGCCGACGGGCGAGCTGGCTCGCGATTTCGTAGCCCGTAAGATTCGCGCTGCGGGCGAAGAACTTCGCGACGAGAGTCTCGATCCGCTCGACTTGCTCAACGAGACTGCATTTGAGCGCGCGTTTTTAAGTGTGAAGTCTTGAGATGCAATCAAGCTCGCCTCCAAATGAAAGCACTCGCAATTTTTATCGCGCTCACTGCCACCGCTCACTCAGCGCCCACCGATTCCTTCTTCCGCGCGCTTCACATCGTCGAGACGAGCGGCCGCACCGGCGCGATTCTCGGCGACGGCGGCAAGGCGCTCGGACCGCTCCAGATTCACCGCGGCTACCACGCTGACGCTCGAATCGGCGGTGATTACGCGCGGTGCGCGGATCTCGACTACTCGCGCCGCGTGGTCTCGGCCTACCTGCAACGCTACGCTCCCGCAGCGTGGGCGGCGGGGGACGTCATCACGCTGGCGCGCGTGCACAACGGCGGGCCGCGCGGGGCGAGCAAGCCCGCGACGATCAACTACGGCGCCAAGGTCGCGCGCCTTGCCAAATAATTTCGGGGCATCCGCTCCAAAACAACAACAACACACAATGAACAACGAAGACCAACAACTCATCGACTGCGCGGAAACTCTCCGCGCGGCTACAGACGGGCGAACCGAAATCACGGTGAGCCGACGCGCGACCTTTTATCCGCACTCGGGCCAGGTGCTCGACTACAACATTTACTTCGGCGACCTGCTAGGTCGCGGACCCTGGCGCTGGGAGTGCGCCACTGGCGCAACTCTTCAGGGCGCGTTTGACGACGCGCTGACGAAGATCACGGCGCAAGGCGACGAGCGAGCGCGCGACCTGGCGAAGCTCAAAGAGTCCGCCGCGAAGCTCGGGCTCCAGCTCGTGGAGGTCACCACATGAGCCGGCCAAAATCCCCCGAGCGCGATCTCATCGTGCGCAACCTGCTCGCGGGGTTGAGCACGAAAGAAATTGCCTACAACCTCCAGCGCACCGTCGGCGGCATTTCCAAGATCGCTTGGAACGCCGGGGTTCGCAAACAATACGTCACCGACACCGAATTTCGTCAGCTCCTCAATCAACGCAAAGCCATCACATCATGACACTGGAACTCATCCACGCGGAACTCGTCCGCATCCGCGAAGCTCTCGAGGCTCGCCCGTTCGCATCCGGCGCACCGGCTGCAAAGCCCGCCGCTCCTCGCTCCGACGAGGTGCCGTTGCCGACCGAGGTCATCGAGGACGCGGGCAACGTCCAAGTTCACTTCGGCAAAAACAGGGGCGTCGCGCTCTCGACCCTCGGTGATCGCTCGGTCGCTTGGTATGCGCAGGAACCCGAGCCGCGAATCGGCAACAACGGCAAACCGTTTCCGCCGCGACCCGAGGACGTGCTCCTGCGCAACGCAGCGCGCACCATCATCCATCAGAAGCGCGGGACTCTTCCTGCTGTTACCGCACCCAAAGCAATTCCTGCGGACCACGACGTCACGACCATCATGAGCGTCGGCGACGAGTCGGTGCCGTTCTAAATCAAAAGCCAGA